GTGGTGCAGGTGCTAAAAATGGATCTGCTGGTAATAATTCTGGTCAGTATGCACTCGGTGGTGGTGGTGGATTTTCAAGTAACGGCCTATGGGGCGGTGGCGCTGGAGTTCCTAGGTCTGCTATGACTGCAACTGGTGGTGGTGGTGCACTTCAAATGCCAGGAGGATCAGGTACGGTTATTATTAGACATCCTTCTAATTATAGTGTTGCTAGCACAACAGGTTCTCCTACAATCGTTACTACTAGTGGGTATGTATACTATTCTTGGACAACTTCAGGATCTATTGAGTTACAAGCATATAATTTAACAAATACATCATTCATAGATTCGAGTGTTAATACATTAACTATTACATCTACTGTTGGTACTCCAACACAGGGATCATTCTCACCGTTTGGACAAAATTGGAGTAATTACTTTAATGGTAGTAGTTATTTGTCTATACCTAGTAATTCTGCTTTTGCATTCACTGGAAACTTTACTTTTGAGTCTTGGGTATATGTATCAGCATACGGGAGTACTTCGGCATTTTTTACTATAGGTAGTGAAACAACAGGTAGATACTATTTTACATTAACTGGTAGTGGTGGGCAACTTTGGTCCAATCAGTATGGCGGTGCAAATTTTACCTGGGGCACTTCTACTTCTGTTCCATTAAATGCATGGACTCATGTTGCTTGGGTTAGAGTTGGTACAACTGTAACTGGTTATGTTAACGGTATTTCTGTAGGAACTAATACAATTTCAGGAACTGTTGGTAATACGGGAGGAGTTACTATAGGTGCTAATCCGGCCGGCGGGTATTTATGGAATGGTTACATGAGTAATATTAGACTAATAGGAACAGCGGTATATACCAATAACTTTACCCCTGCTACTGCACCGTTACCTATGGTAACTAATACAGTATTGTTAACTGCTGCTAGCAATAGATTTATGGATAAAAGTGGTACAACTTCTACTTTTACCGTAGGTGGTACACCAAGTGTACAACGTTTCTCACCATTCAACAATCTCGGAGCATATAATACAACATTGATTGGCGGCAGTGCTTATTTTAATGGCAGTAGTTATTTGAGCAATACCAGTGGATCTATTGTTAATTTTGGTACAAGTGCATTTACATGGGAAGCATGGCTATATATGCCATCCAATGCAAATAATCAAATTATATTATATGCAACCAGTGGCGCAGGTTCATTCAATGTTATTACGCAAGCAAGTGGGTTATGTTGGGGAATTTATGGAAATCCTTCATTCTTCTTCTGTACTTTAGCAAATATTCCATTAAATCAGTGGTTCCATCTTGCTGTGTCAAGAGTTAGTACATCGGCTAATCAAACATTTGGATATATAAATGGTTCATTAGTGGTAACTGCTACAGATACCAATAATTATACAGGAATAGGAGCAAGGATTGGAGGAGACGGGACATACTATACTGGATATATGTCTAACATGAGAATAGTAAGAGGAACCGCACTATATACCGCAGCATTCACTCCACCTGCTGCTCCTGTAGGTACAATAAATACAACTACTAGTACAAGTTTATTATTGAAATTTAATGATGCCGGTATATATGATGCAACAATGAATAACGATGTTGTTGCTGTAGGATCGGCAAAATTATCATCAACCGCTACTAATTATAATCCTCGCAGTATGTATTTTAATGGTAGCACTGATTATTTGTTAATGCCATCATCTAGCGCATATAACTTAGGATCAGGAGACTTTACTATGGAATGCTGGATTTATCCAACCACTGTAGTGTCAAATGGAATATTTGGTATAGGGTCGACGGATCCAGATAGTAATTTAGTTAGAATTGGATCAGGTTCAAAATTGCAATTTTGGTTAGGCGGATCAAATAGTGGCGGGACGGGTGCTGGTACCAAAACAGGTATGATAACTTGCGCTACTACCTTAGTAGTAAATACTTGGTATCACATTGCATTAGTGCGCAGCGACTCTGCAACAAATAATGTTAAGTTATACCTTAATGGCGTGTTAGATGGACAAGGAACTGCTACTTATTTTATAGCATCAAATTACGCTGTATTAGGAAGAGATTATCCAACTTATTCAGCAGAATATTTTGCTGGCTACATTGATGATTTTAGAATTACCAAAGGTGTAGCACGTTATACAGCAGCATTTACTCCACCTACACAAACATTACTACTTCGTTAAACCAAGATTGTTGACACACTGATCAAAGAGTATATAATTAATAGCATATGAAACTTGCTATTATAGATATTATCGGTATACCATACGATGGTAGTACACTAACTAAACAAGGTTTGGGCGGCAGCGAAAGTGCTGTTATACTAATGGCGCAGGAACTTGCTGCTATTGGATTTGATGTTACAGTCTTTAATGATTGTAATGTTGATCACACCAGCCCTGGTATATACAACAATGTTAGATATCTCCCACTAAACGAGCTAAACAACAATCACTACTTTGATATTGTTATTAGCAGTAGAACGGTAATACCATTCACTGCACCTAGTGACTATCCTAAACTAGGTGACCACAGAGCAATGCCATTCCAAAATATGGATCTCTATAATAGGATCTTAAGTAAAGCAACTATGCGTGTGCTATGGATGCACGATACATTCTGCTTAGGTGATAATTTAATTGAAGAACTAGCAGTGGCCAATAGAATCACTGACATCTTTACACTCAGTGATTTCCACTTGACCTATGTTACTAATTGCAATCACGGACGTAGACGTAACTTCGAAGTCTTGAAAAATAAGATGTTCATTACACGCAATGGAGCTCGTAATTACAAAACCGAGGTTGATATCAAAGCTAAGGATCCTAACTTGTTTGTCTACAATGCAAGTGTGACTAAAGGTATGATTCCATTAGTTAAATTAATTTGGCCCAGAGTTAAACAACAACTACCTCAAGCAAAATTAAAAATTATTGGTGGTTACTATGTGTTCAGTACCAAGTCCGCGATGGATGAGCAGGAAAAGAACTGGCGTGAGATGAGTACTGATCCACGCAATGCTGCTCTTGGTATTGAGTATACTGGAGTTATTGCACAAAAAGAAGTTGCTGACATTTTAACCGATGCTAGTTATATGTTATATCCATCAGCATTTCCTGAAACTTTTGGTATATCTGCATTAGAGTCGTTGCTGTACAATACTCCTATTATTACTTGTAAGTTTGGTGCATTGGAAGAAATTGCATTGCCAGGTGCTTGCTATACTATTGACTATGCTATTGAATCCAACGGATTGTTCCCTGATATTAATAATGCAGAACAGGTAGATAAATTTGTTGCTATGACTGTACAAGCATATCACAACAAATATTTACATCAACAAAAACAATACTATTGCAATATTGTCAAAGACCTTGCAGGTTGGGATACTGTAGCATTGCAATGGAAACAGTTGATGACTAAACGCTTGGGCAAATATCTAAGCAGAGCAGAATATCGTAAAGTTTCAGATATCAATCGTAGAGTGCATAAAGTATGGAATCGTAAGTTCCATAACAGCGTAGAGTTGGAAAACTATAAAACAGGCAATGAACAAAACATTGCTATCATTAGCCCATTCTATAACTGTGCTAATTATATTGCGAGATGTATTAACAGCGTAGCATCACAGGACTACAACAACTATCTACATATTTTAATAGATGATGCTAGTACTGATAACACGTTTGAAGTTATTAATGCAACACTGGCAGATTTACCAATGGATGTTAGAAATAAATTTCTAGTTATTTCTAACTCAGAAAATGTAGGTGCAGTTAAGAACCAAATACAAAACATTAGAGCAATGATTGCTGATGATACTATTGTTATGTTACTAGATGGCGATGATAGTTTGATTAACGACAATAATATACTTGCATATTATAATAATATCTATAATGGATCCACTGAGTTTACATATGGGTCATGTTGGAGTATGGTTGACAACATTCCTTTAATTAGTCAACCTTATCCTGAAGATGTAAAAAAACGTAAATCATACAGGAATCATCATTTCAATTGGATCCTACCATATACACATTTACGCACATTTAAGAAGTCACTGCTTAACAACATAGATGACTCAGCATTTAAAGATGCACAGGGGCAATGGTACAAAGCCGGTGGTGATGGTAGTGTATTCTATGCATTAATAGAAGCAGCAGATCCATCCAAGGTAAAATGTTTGCAAGATATTGTTTATAACTATAACGATGCTAGCCCGTTAAATGATTACAAAGTTAATGCTCAAGAACAAACTCGTAATGCTAGACAGATTGTTAAAGGTAATCCTGAAAAATTTTCTGTGGTAGTTCCTACTATGTGGAAAGTAACAGATCAATTTGTTAATTTTTTAAAAGTACTATGTGAGTATCCATTAGTAGATGAAATTATTATTATCAACAACGATGTTATGAAAACACCGCCTGCTAGTATACTAGCACATGATAAAATTAAATTGATAAATTTTAAACAGAATATATATGTTAATCCTGCTTGGAATTTAGGAGTTAGCACAGCACGTAATAATAAAATTTGTATTGCTAACGATGATGTAACATTTGATACTGCTGTGTTTGAACAATTGCAAGATTTAATAACTAAAGATAATGGAGTATTTGGATTATGTCCAGGTGAATCATTTTTCCATCAAATACCAGTAACTGATAAAACTATTAACATAGTACCCTGGACCAATCAACATACATATGGATTTGGTTGCCTTATGTTTATGCATAAGAGTGCATGGGTAGATATCCCCGAGGGTCTCGAGATTTACTTTGGTGATAATTTTATATTTGATGTACAACTTAGCAAAGGTAGAAAGAATTACCTCATTACCAATATGGATCACTTTACACCATTTGCATCCACTACATCAGATTTGTCTATTACTAGCGGATTTTTAGAAAGAGAACGTATAATATACGACAAAATAAAAAGTAACTTAACTATAATGCCTGAAAAAATAATTACCCAACCAGTTGCTAAGAAACGAATATTAATTGCTATTCCTACAGCAAAAAATATTGAAGCAGATACTTTTAAATCAATATACGATCTTGAAGTTCCGGACGGATATGAAACAACTTTTCAAGCGTTCTTTGGATATAATGTAGATCAGGTTCGTAATTTAATTGCTGATTGGGTTGTTAAAGGATTTGATTATTTGTTTAGTGTAGATAGCGATATTGCTTTCCCTACAAATACACTGAAAAAGTTATTGGAACACGACAAGGATATAGTATCAGGTCTTTATATACAAAGAAAGCCAGGGCAACATACACTTGAGATTTACGAACCTACTCCTAACGGCGGTGTTACTCAAATGCCTTATGCAAAATTGAAAGGTAGATCTATTGTGGAAGTTGCGGGTTGTGGTTTTGGATGTGTATTAGTTAAATCTGAAGTAATGAGAGAAATAGGATATCCTCAGTTTAAATATCACAGCGCCATTGATCATAACAACACCGTTTCTGAAGATGTTGATTTCTGCGCTAAGGCAAAGAACAAAGGATTTAAAATATGGGCAGACCCATCGATACTTTGCAAACATATTGGTAGTTTTACATTTGAAGTTGATGCTGGCATACAAGCAATTGAAACTATGGAAACTGTTGATGTTGCAACCCATTTAAAAAATCTAAGCACACAACCACTGATACCTACAATTCATCTAGATTATTTGGCTAAGTTAAAAGCATCGGGTGTTGAACCTAAGGTTGTATATGATATAGGTGCATGTGTTCTTAGTTGGACCACCGAGGCAAGTAAACTATGGCCCGATGCTGAATATGTAGCGTTTGATGCAATGGCAGAAGTTGAATCTATATACAAAGAACGAGGTATAAAATATCACATTGGTGTTCTCAGTGATGTTACTGGTAAGTCTGTAGATTTCTATCAGAATAATTATTGGCCCGGTGGAAATAGTTATTATGTAGAAAATCCAGAAATTAAAATTGATGCCTTGGAGTATTTTAACGAATCACATAAACGATCATTGAATACTGTAACATTGGATACTGTGGCTAGACTAAAAGCATTTCCTAAACCCGATCTAATTAAAATGGATGTGCAGGGTGCAGAATTAGATGTTCTTAAAGGTGCAGAAGAAATATTAAAAACTGCTAAACATGTTATCCTTGAATTGCAAGTAATTGAATATAACAAAGGTGCACCACTTCGAGATACTGTTATAGCATATATGGATCAGATAGGGTTTAATTGTTTAGGATTATTCTGCGATAACGGACCTGATGGTGACTATTATTTTGTACAAAGATAATGGCATACAATAAAGAACACGCTAGGGCTGAATTTGCCCGCCACGGTGAAGAAGGGCTATTGCGTCATCTATCAAATAAACTATCTACTATAATTGATGCTGGTAGTAATATGGGTGAATGGTGTTTAATGGCCAGAGAACATAATCCTAACGCAGAAATACATACATTTGAAATTATACCAGAAGTATACAGAAAGTTTCTAGCAAATGTCGACATTGATAATAAAATAATTCCTAATGGATTTGGATTATCAAACAGACAAGGCATGATGAAGATGCAATATAGTGTTGAGTTTGATGCAGTTAGTTCGTATTTTGAAGGTCTCAATATAGGACCGGTTGAAACTCGAGAGTGCTTTATTGTTACAGGCGATCAGTATGTAGCAAGTAGAAATATAAACTACATTGATTTTTTAAAAGTAGATGTTGAGGGAGCAGAAGGTCTAGTGCTAGAAGGATTTACTGAAACATTAGCAAGTAATAAGGTAGGTGTTATTCAATTTGAATATGGATTTGCAAATGTATTAAGCAGATGGTTGTTAATTGATGCTTATAAAATGCTAACACCTTTAGGGTTTCATATTGGATTGCTTACTACTGAGGGAGTTAAATTTAAGGATTATATCCTAACTGATGAAACGTTTATTGGCCCTAACTATGTTGCAGTACATAAATCAAAGATGCATCAGATGATATAAATAACAGTAGTTAATTTAAGGACTACTATGAAAAAACTATTTGCTCTTGTGCTACTTACCTTTGTAGGTCTAGCACAAGCGTGGGAACAACGCCTCCCACTTCCGGTTGACGCATGTAAGGTACATAGCCCATATGGCTTTGCACAAACACAGCGAACAGCACAACCAATCTGCCGCGAAGCATATCTAGTTGCATATGATGCTCCTGTTAAGATCCCTGTATATGTTGCATACACATTACTACCACAAAATGCACTTGGTTGTTTTCCACGCACTAATGCATTCGTAGCAGATCAGTCATTAGGTAGTACAGGTGCAAGACCAGACGACTACGCAGGTACTGGCTACGACAAAGGACACGCAGCACCGGATGGTGATCTATCCTGGACACAGCAGGTTGAATACGAATCGTTTCTAATGACCAATATGTATCCACAACACGGATCATTAAATCGTGGTATTTGGAAACTACTTGAAACTAGTGTACGCGG